CGAACAGGCTTGCTTGTTTGCAAACCAGGTTGAACCGAGTTTAAGAAACTCGGGTTGGTACCCTCTTGCTCCGGCAAACAATGATGTTTCCGTTAATTGTCACTAAAGGTGAAATAATCCTGAAGATCGATTAATAGAAACCTCTCTTGTTTGTTTATGTAAGATAAAATATACCATAAATTAAAATGAAATATAAAAATAAAATTAATAAATCTAAATATAAATCATTTCGGTCTAGATTATCTAGGAAAAATAATCAACATAAAAAGATCGTTAATTTATTTGATTCCCAAGTATGCCACTTGTTAAAATGGCTAATCCAGACTTATGGTATATGTACCGATGTTTGGAATCCTTCACTTAGGTATATGTGGTTCATTCAACACATGTGTTTAAGTAAAGGACTAAAAACAACCATTCAACGAATTAAGCAAGACCGTCTACAAGTACTCCAATACCTAGCAGGGGAAACCCTAAAAGGTCCTGGTTTAACTCATGATGGTCTACCTAAGAAGTTGAGTGGACTAATTCTATATATTAGAAATAAGGATGTTAAAGAATTACGTTTTATCCTTACTTTATTATATAGTCTTAGACGGTTTAACCTTCCTCTTGATCCAAAAATTGAAACTGTAACATCTCAATTTTCGGGTCAATATTATGAATGGATATTTAAGTATTTACCGGGCTTCTCTAAAGCTGTATGTTCAAGGCTTTCTAGAAGACTTAAAAATGGTCATCTACTTAAGTTTCCTTCATGGGAAGGGTATCATCTTACGACAAAATCTGGTCCTACAGGAGGTCAAGCTCTTGTTAACTGTCTTCAGGATTTGGTGAATATTCCCGAGTCCTTAGTTAACTCGATTAAGACCTTTGGAGGACCGATTCTTTCAGAGAAGATGGATACCGTGTCACGTCATCTGTTCGAACTTTCAGAAATATTTGGACAGCCTCTTGATGGTCGAAAGACCTTCAGAAAGCTTACAGCTATTCCTGATTCGGAGGGTAAAACTCGTTTGATTGCAATAGGAGACTATTGGTCTCAAACGTGTTTGAAACCTTTCCACAGTTACCTTAATACTGTGTTGAGGTCAATTCCTCAGGACCAAACCTTTAACCAAGGTCAGGGCTTGAAAGAATTGCCTTTCAGTTCGGACAGGACATACTTTAGTTTTGATTTGACCGCTTTTACAGACAAACTACCGATTAAGATATTAGTCGGGTTATTGACTTGTAATTTCGGTCTTTTAAAAGCTAAAGCATGGTATGATATTATAGCTGGTTATGACTTTGAATATAAGGACCCTAAAGGGTTGCTTAACCACGTTAGATATAATGTGGGTAACCCCATGGGCTTTTATACTTCTTGGCCTTTAACCACGCTATGTCATCACTTTTTGATTTATGTTTGCTGCCAGGAAATTGGTATCTCCTGGAAAACGGCAAAATATAAGTTATTAGGTGATGATATTATCATTTTCGATGACGCTTTGGCTCAGAATTATCAGGAACTAATCCACCTAATTGGAATGGAAATCCAAATGCAAAAGTCTCATATAGGTAATTCACTATTTGAGTTTGCAAAGAGGATTTTTACTCCTTATGGTGAAATTAGCCCCTTCTCTATTAAAGCTGGTCTTCAAGAAACCAAATCTTATATAGGTTTCTGTGAATTAATGAATACCAACTATGATAGAGGATGGAGGCCTGTTATTCCTGTGCTAGAAGCTGCTTCATTGTTTTATAAAACTCGTCCTAGAAAGTTCCGACGTAAGTCGTTTCTTATCCAGGAGAGGAAGATAAAACGCTCTTACTTCTTACATAAACGACTGAGAGGGTAT